AGACATTTGGGATTTTAATAGAGATGGACGACAAACATATTCACATCCAACACAAAAACCAGTTGGACTTTCAACAAGGGCGATCAAAAACTCTTCTAAGCAGGAAGACATTGTTCTTGATCTATTTGGTGGTTCTGGCTCTACCCTTATCGCCTGTGAACAAACTAACCGCACCTGCTATACGATGGAAATAGACCCTAAATATTCCGATGTCATCAGAAAAAGGTATGCCAACTTCATTGGGAAAGGAGATACATGGCAGACAGTGACACCCAAGACATAACTACAGACCAAGTTAGGAAAGCCCCCAATCCTACGGGGGTCGGCGGATTCAAAGATCATCCAGAAAACATCAGCCCTGGAGGCTGGAGCAAGGAAAACTCCTACTCATATTGGCAAAACTATTTTAAGAGTCTAACCAGCAGGGAATTCCAGGTATTTCCTACTAATAATCCCAACATGACTATGGCGGCGGCCGGTGCTTATGCCAGGGTTGCCAAATCAGTTACAGATAGACAAGAATTCGAGGGAGTAGCCAATAGAACCGAGGGTATGCCTAAACAAAGCCATGAAATTGAAGGCAGAATATTAACCGGCCTTCTACCAATGGCCCCCCAACGTGATGGAAGAATATTGGACACCCCACCCCAAACAACAAGCGGCCTTAAAACGCCGGGAGTTTGAGATACTTTACGGTGGAGCGAGAGGTGGAGGCAAAACTGATGCTGGATTGGTTTGGCTTTTATATGATATCGCAAATCCCCGATTCCGGGCGCTTGTTATCAGAAGAAATGCCGATGACCTCTCCGATTGGGTAGACCGCGCCAGGCGGATGTACTCCCGATTCGGGGCAGACTTTGCCTACCGACCCACAGAGATAAAATTTCCCACGGGGGCAATTATCAAAACAGGGCATCTAAAGGACGATAATGCCTATGGAAAATATCAAGGTCATGAATACCAGCGTATGGTAATCGAGGAGTTAAACCAAATCCCCGAAGAGAAGCGCTACCTTCAACTTATCAGCTCATGCCGATCAACTATCCCTGAACTACCACCCCAAATATTCTGCACTACCAACCCCGGCGGAGTGGGCCATGGCTGGGTGAAAGCAAGGTTTGTGGATGTCGCCCCCCCCAATACCCGCTACACAGATAAAGACGGCCTTACCAGGGTTTACATCCCCGCGACAATTGATGACAATCCCACTCTCCTGACAAATGATCCTAACTATATAAAGGTATTAGACAGCTTGAAAGAAACCGATGAGGAGCTTTGGAAGGCTTGGAGATTGGGAAGCTGGGATACCTTTGCGGGACAATTTTTTAGAGAATTTAGGCGGGATTTACATACCTGCGTACCATTCATACCTAAAAGTAGTATTCCTAAATACGCAGGTGTAGATTGGGGCAGGATAGCGCCATTTGCTTTCCTAGCGGGGGCATTTGATGTGGTGAAGCTAGAAGATGGCCGGGTGTTTCATCGGGTGTGGATTTACAAGGAAATTGATGGAGTGGAGAAAAATCCAAAGGAATGGGCGGATGAAATAAAGACGAAGTTAAAATTAAGCGAGTTTGAAAAAATAATGGCTGACCCGTCCATGTTCACCAAGGGAAACGATAACTCAATCTCCATATCCGACCAATTTGATAAGGAGGGAGTGAGAATGAGCCGGGCCAGCAATGACAGGATCGGGGGGTGGTCGGTGGTTCACGACTGGCTCTCGATTGCCCCAGACGGAATACCCTATCTGATGATAACCGAGGATTGTCACGATCTTATAACGACTCTCCCAGGATTAGTACACGATGAGAATAATGTGGAAGACGTAGATACCACGGGAAACGATCATTGGGTAGATGCTCTTAGATATATGTTAAAACACGTCAAATGGATAAACGCCAAAGCCGGGGGAGTCCACCAAAAGCAAGAAAAACCTATCAAACAATCCATGCTCACAAAAGTGGACTTCGATGCGTTTGGTACAATTAAACGAAATAAGCGGACATACCGTGAAATATGAAAACTTCAAATTACAAAGGTGAAATCAAAGATGTGGAAGTAGTAACTATCGCCATCGTAGAAAACTACTCCGGATACTATATTGCCCACCACTGCTCGAAGTGCGGAAGAGTTCTCTTTCAATACAAAGGCCGTCAAGTAATTGAACTCCCCGGCGAAACCCCCGTCCAAGTCCCGATCATTCTTCAATGCTCAAACCCCACCTGCGGACAGAAATACTTACTTTCAACCATCCTCTCAAGGTAAGTCCGATGGTTTATAATTGAAGACATGGACGCAATCACAATCCGAGACCCCCTGTCACTTGATATCAAAGATGAAATTTTTACCAAAGTCTTAAAAGCCCGGCGTGAGGAAAGCAAAAACTGGTTCAACTCTGAACTCGACCTTGAGGAAAGAGTCAAAAGAAACCTGAAGTATGCCGCCGGCAAAACGGTAAATACCAAAGAACTAAAAGACTACGAAGGCAAATGGCAGGACAGCATCATCTGGGAATCAGGACAGCAGATCCGAGCCATAGCCTTCTCGAAGATGCCAGATATCATCGTCAAGCCCGGTAAAGAAGGTGACGAAAGCCAGAAAACCGCAGAGGATGTATCAAAAGTGGTGGACACCGACCTCAAACGCCGAGAACGCCGAGAAGTTCTGCAGATGGCTTTCGAGCACGAGCCTTCTTATTTAAGGGGAATAATCAAGTGGCGGTGGAACCCCGAACTTGGAAAGAATGGCGACTATGATTATGAGTGGGTACTTCCCGATGACGTAGTAGTTGATCACACCGCTAAAACCAATGACCAGCGGGACATGGACTTCATTGCCCAAAATCTCCACCCCACCCTTCAAGAGTTAATAATGCGTTTCCCTGACAAAAAAGACGAAATAATCGAAGAGGCAAAAAAGGATGGTGTCCAGACCGATGCCAACGGCGAAATCCCAGATAAAGGCATGGCCACTAAGGTCAAAGAGGTCTGGGAGACATGGTTTACCCACTACGAAAAACACGAAGATAAATACGAACGCATCGAGGGCGTAGTCTGGACATACCGTACCAAGGTTCTTAAAAAAATCAAAGATCCCAACTGGGACTGGGGTGGTGAAAAAAGGCTATTCTCTTACAAAACAGAAATAACCGAAGACGACCTGAGGGAATCAATTACCACTGGTGCTGAAATCGAGGGTTATCGGGAAGAAAGCATATTTAGAAATTACTTCGAGAACCCCGAAAAACCCTACATCTTCATAAATACTGAATTATCAGGAAAGTCTCCAATAAATGAAACTTCTCGCCTAGAACAACTAGTGCTCATGCAGTACACCCTAGACGAGCGGGGCAAAGTCATCGCCGAGAAACTAAAGAACAGGACTAAGCATATTTTTTCCGGGACTTCCGGTATCAAGGCCGATGATATAGAAGAAATGGATCTCAACGACCCGGATGAAGACATTTTCTTAAAAGATGGCAAGGTGGGCGACCTTCATGGAACTATCGCCCCCGACCTTCCCACGGTTCAGGAGTTCAAAGACTATGATGACACCAGAAATAGAATGTTCGCCAAAGCCGGAACGTTTGCAACCAGGGGCGAGATCCAATCTGATACCGCTACCACAAACCAAATCGCAAGGGAAGCGGACTTTACCAGAGCCGATGACTTAGTTGATAAAACCATCAACTACGCCTGCGAGAAAATGGCCAGAGCCGCCCTTCAGCTGATGAAGCTCCGCTACTCGGAAGAGCACTTTGTCCGGGTGCTGGGCGATGATGGCAAAACCACATTCCAAAAAATCCACCGGGACATGATAGAAGACGGTATGGAAGTAAGCATCACAGCCTCCGGCACCGACAAATTAAAGGCGGAACGCAGGGCTATGGATATGGCTAAGATGAAATTGATTGATCCCCATACATTTTATAAAGATATTGGAGCCTCTGACCCAATGGGCAGGACAATGAAGCTGATGTTATTCCTTCAAAGCCCGGCAGAATATACGGCTAAATATGGAATGGGCCTAGAATCTAGTCAACAGATGGGCAATGCCTTGAACGGGGAAGACGGTCAACAGGCTTTATTAGATATTCAAATGTTGTCTCAGGGTCAACAGCCAAACGAACCCAAGTCTCCTACGGCTGAGTATTTGGACGCATTTAA